CTTTCTGAGGATCTACATACATCCATGCTTGTGTTTCTGGATCTCGAACAAAGAATACGTCACCATATTTGAATACGTTGCGTACAACTTTAAAAATTCTTTTCTCAAACTTATTCAGTTTAGTCCATTGTTGCATGAACTTTCTAATGATTTTTACTTCGGTAGGAGTAGCCTGTTCTTTAAAGAACACACGGAACGGTGTGCCGTTTTCTTCATTTATTTGACTGCAAAATTCAGCCAAAATATCTAATGCAGCATTAACTTCGCTGTCTGCATCCATTGTGTCGTATTGTCCATAGCGCTCTAAACGATTAGGGTGTCCAGAATATACATCGGGCAAATAGCTAGAATAATTTCGATGTGCAGGGTTGGCACGATTATCTGAATTAACAGATCCGTTAATCGGGCTCATTGCGCCCGATGTGTCAACTAACGTGAAGTATTTTTTCCAACCAGCCATAATTTAATTACTTTAAAATTTAAAAAGATCACCGCTAAGACTCTTAATAGAATCATTATTGCGTCTCGAATATTCTGCTGTTTCTTTCATATATCGTAAAACTTCAGCAGTTTGCTTATTTAACGTCTGTAGCTCGGTTTGTAAATTAATAAAGTACTGAATCGGAGCCACAACTTCTGGACCTGCTTCACCAATTAATGCATTTGTGGGTTTACTAACAATGCCGCCATCAGCCATTGGACGAGCATCGGACATCTTTTTTGTATCTGCTGCTCCTGCTTCGCCAAACAGCTTGCCCCAGTTTTGATAAAGTCCCATTCCACCGCCAACTAATCCACCCAGTGCGGCACCGATAGCTGTGCCTAGCCCTGGTATAATACTGCCTATCATTGCGCCAGTGCCTGCATAAGTTGCCGCTTGACTTGCAACATCTAGTCCTGCACCTGTTTTTTCCATTCCTTTTTCTTTAGCATAGTCTGAGGCTGCACCCAGTGCAAGACCTCCCACAACCCCAAGACCGCCTGCTTTAATACCACTAGCTAGATTGCTGCCAAGACCGCCAGCCTTACCAGCTGCACTTCCGGCAGCGCCAGCTCCTCCCCCAGCTCCTCCGGCAGCTCTTTTTCCAAGATCTCCTACTTTGTCAGCTATGCCGCCTTTACCTGATCCTGCTATTTGTCCTGCTGCTTCTCGAGCAAGTTGTAACTTTTTAAATGCCAGATATGCTAAGCCAGCAACAATTAAAGATTGTATAACTCCATCTAATTTTTGAAACTGTACCATAGCAATACTAACAAATTTAGCCAACGGATTTATTATAGAAGTTAGCAGTTTGATAGCAGGCATTAAGAGACTCAAGATTGCTTGACCAAGTTCTTGTATAGCTTTTTGTGTTTCTACTGCACGTTTAGCTTCAGACTCTTTACGTTTTTTCTGTTCTTCTTCAATTTCCTTCATTTGCTTTTCAGCATCTGCACTAGTTTTAATACCTTGTTGTTTATTCAAATTATCTTGTTTTTGCAATGCCATTGCTGTCTGAGCATCAGATCCTGACATAAATGACATAGCTGCTAATGTGCTTTTTCCTAATCTTTCTACATCTTTACTAGCACCTGCTTGTGCAGCAGCACGGCCTTTTTCAACATCTTGCATAGACTTACCAGTATCTTTAACTGCATCGCCCATTTGTTTAATGCCGTTAGCAACGTTAGGACCTAATGCTGTTAATTTTTGTGCAGCTTCAGTCATTGGAGGCAAACCTAACAGTTGAGATTTAAGTAAATCTGCACCAGCTTTACCTCCTGTAGCCAATGCATTTTGCATAGCTAGTGTTGCTTTTTTCTTTCCTTCTTCGTCTAACGTTTGAAGATATGCTTCATATGCTGCGTTAGCACTAGCTTCTTTTAATTGCTTTTCTTGTTCTTCTCTACTCTTACCTGTAATTGCTGCCAACGCATCTAATTGTGTTAGATACTCTGATGCTCCTTTTGTTATAGCCGCAGTATTTTGCATTTCTTGTTTGTTGCGGCCTCCTGTTACTGCTAGATATCCAGCAAGTCCTTCGTTAACTTGTTCAGAAGTAAGACCCAATGCTCGAAGATTATCACCAGCTTCACTTTTTAATAAAGAGTTGCTAAGTCCGGTAAATGCCCTGGCACCTTGATCAACTGTGCCGCCTAATTTGGCAAATGTTTCACTATTGCGTTTCATTAAACCTGTAAACTGATCTAATGTCATATAGGTGCTGGCCGCCGCAGTTCTCATGTTAGTTAAGCTACCACCAAAGCTAACTCCGGCATCTGTAATCTTTTGATAAGCTCCTAAGTTTTCTTCTTGAAACCTTGCTACCTTTGCAAATGCACCGGCAACTAACCCAATAACTCCCGGTAATCTTTCAAACGCCGAAAATAGATCGCTACTTTTGTCAGTACCCTGGATTAGTTTACCAGTAAGATCCATCATGCCCTCACCTAGGGCTGAGAACGTCTTTTTAAGGTTATCTGCTTTTTCAGCAAGTTCTTTTTGAGCTTTGGCAGAAGCTTCTGCTGCTTTAACAGCAGCCGGGTTAACACCAGCAGCGCTAGCAGTTGAACTCACTGCATTAGCGGCGCCAATGCCACCCTGACGTTGAACAGTTGCCAACAGTTGTCTTAACGTAGCTTCCGTAGCTGCATTATTGAGTTCTACATATTCGTTGCCTATCGATCCGGTGACGTCTGCCATTGTTTTTTAGTGGTTATCTGCATAGATAAATATTGTATTCATTTAGCATCATTTATTTATCGGAGATACAAATATGGTAACCGGCGTCCCAATGCAACAATCTAATCCGTTAGCGTCATTTATGAGACAACCTAAGATCTATGTTAGGTTGCCTAGCAACGGCGAATACTGGCCTGCAGGAGCCATTATTCCTACAGAAACTGGAGAGTATCCTGTCTACTCAATGACTGCAAAAGATGAACTAATGTTAAAGGTACCCGATGCTGTTATGAGTGGGCAAGCTGTTGTTGACGTTATCCAACACTGTATGCCAAACATTAAAAATGCTTGGCACATGCCTAATATTGATTTAGATGTTGTCTTAATTGCTATTAGACTTGCAACTTACGGTGAAAAAATGACAACTCCTATTACATTCGGTGATGATATCGAAATGGAATATACTGTTGACCTAAGAACTGTTATGGATTCCTTACTAAGTTCTGTTACTTGGGATCCTGTTGTACAGGTCAGTGATGATCTAACTGTGTTTGTGCGCCCGATGACTTATAAACAGATCAGCGAAAGCGCCTTAAAAACTTTTGAAACTCAAAAGATTATGCAGGTAGTTAACAACGATAAAATTGAAGAAGATGAAAAATTAAGATTGTTTAAAGAAAGTTTTAGCAAATTGACCGATATTACACTAGGCATGGTACAGACAAGTATTATTAGAATTGATTCTAGTGAAGGTAGTACCGATAATCCAAAATTTATTGCTGAGTTTATCGAAAACGTTGATAAAGAAATCTTTAATAAAATTCAAGAACATCTAGATCGATTAAGAGAAATTAATACTATTAAACCAGTAACAGTTACTATTACAGACGAGATGCGTGAAAAAGGATTTACAGGTGAAACTGTTGAAGTACCATTGGTATTTGATCCTGCAACTTTTTTCGTCTAAGGCTTTTGTATCTTGACAACGACGGTATAGATCGTGTTGTTAAAGAATATGAAAAAGATACAAAAGCCTTGAGAGAAGAACTTATTAAGATATGTTGGTACATGCGCGGAGGCATAACCATATCAGAAGCATTCTTATTAACTATGGATGATAGATTATTAGTTAATCAACTAATTGAAGAAAACTTAAAAATAACTAAAGATACTGGATTACCGTTCTTTTAAATATGTCTACCTAAGAAATTGCTCTTAAATTCTGCAACTATTTTTTTCTTCTTTAATTTCTTTTCTTTAGCTTCTCTAATGCCTTTGTCGGCAGCAGCTTTAATAGCCATTTTATCAGATGCAGTCTGTTGAAATGGCGGTTTAGCTTTAGCAGCGTCTGCTGCGGCTTTGATTGCAGCATCTTGCTGATTAGTTGCCGCATTTGCTTGTTTAGTAGCCGCCATTTGTTGCTGTGCTTGCTGTTGATCTGCTTGACCTTTTGCTAATTTATCTGCGGCTGCTTTAGCTGGATCATATGTTGTTCCAGCAGGCGTTGGTTTTGCAGTAGCAGGTGCTGCTGCAATACTTTTTTCTAACTCGCTAGCAAGTTGTTGCTTAGTTGTTTTGTCTAACTTATCAATTGTTTGCATAATGTTACCAATATCACTAGCTGGAGCGTTTGCTGCTGTAGGTGCCGCTGCGGGTGCCGGTTCTGCCGCAGGCGCTGCTGGTTGGGCTGCTGGTTCTGCTGGTTGGGCTGCTGGTGCTGGTGCAGTTGCCGCCGTTGGTTGGGCCGCAGGTGTAGTTGCCGCAGGTGTAGTTGCCGCAGGTGTAGTTGCTGGTTCTGCCGTAGAATTATTATAAGTTCCTGGAGGATCTTTTGGATCCCATACTGCCTTTGCATCTTTATACCCTTGTTTAGCATCTCTCCAAGCTGCTTTAATTCCTCCAACAGCATGGCCGGCAGCTTTTCCTAAGAAAGATCCAATTCCTTCGTCTATATCTTGTCGCTCTGCGATAAGTTCATTAATTTTCATTTGAGTGTTCCGATATTATTTTTTTAAGTGGGCCAACACTTGTTTTTGCTGTTCTAGTGTAAGTTTTAAAATTTGTGCTAATATGTCTTTAGTATTTACTGCAATTCCTGTAGGAGCAGAAGTTGCTGCTTGCCCAGGTGCCGGCAATGACATATCGCTAAATGCTTTAGAAATTACAGCTGGATCAACTCCGGCATTTTGTAAAATTTTAGCAACTTCTTCGCTGTCTGTTGGCGATCCTGCTTTTTTCCATGCTTGTAATAATTTGTCTGCTGTAATTTTAGTTGTTAAATTTTTACCTTTTGTTGCAGCCCAATTTGCGGCTTTGCCAGCAGCACCCTTGATAGTGTCTGTTATTCCTTCTTTTAACTTTTGCTTCTCTACAACTTTATCTATAATCAAATATATTTGAGATTCTGAAAGTTTCTTTGATCGAGTTTGAACTAACTTTTGTCCTTTTTTCTGTACACCAGCAGTTTCTTGAACTCGATTGCCTCCTGGGAACATAGGAGCCAAACCAGGCTTGAATGCTTGCATGGTACCATCAGGACGCAGTGTAGCGTTAGGAAATCTAGACATATAATTTTGTTTCCAAGCATTATATGCAGTAGTCTGTTGAGCCAATTCTTCAGGTGGCAAGTTAGGGTTCGGTGCTATAAAAGCACCTTTGTCATTTATCGGAATGCCATATTCGAGTTTCTGTCCTGCAGAGTCTACACTAGTAGGACCGGGTTTAGTGTAGTCAATCGGCGCAGATGATTGTGCAACATCAGCTGCTTGATCAATTGCGGTTTGTGGTAAAGAATAAACTGCACCACCCGGCATTTGCACTTGTTTTAACTGCTGCCCATTTTGCCAAGCATCGTATGCAGCTCGGTCGGCAAATTTCATTTCGCCACCTGGCAAATTAACTGATATTGGTGGTTTACTTCCAATAGATTGAGCTACATCACCTGCTGTATTTAATGCGCCACTGGCAGCATTAAATGCGCCACTGGCAGCATTATTTTGTGCCATTTGGGCGGCAGCAGAAGTTTGTTGAGCAACTGTGTCAGCATTAACTTGTCCGCCTAATTGTTTAATTAATTCAGCGGCTTTTTCAGGACCACTTCCAGTAAATTGACCGCCATTACCTTGTGCTACTACATTATCAAGTTTAGCTTTTAATATCATTCTTGCAGTTTCTTGCGATTGGAAAGACATCTTTCCTCCAGCATTTTGTAAAGCCTGATCTAAAGAATCTTGCATACCTTGTTGATATGAATTATAGTCTGTAACTTCTCCGTTGGCAACTTTTTCACGGAAAATTCTGTCTGCTTCGTCAGCAAGTCCGCGAGCTCCTTTAATTGGAGTCCCAGCAGCATCTGTGGCTCCGCCAGCAGGTGCTTGATCGCCACGAATTGCTTTACCAATCTGTCCAGCGGCATAGGCCATTGCACCTGTCTTAGCGCCACTGTAGGCAGCACTACTAAACTTTTCACCTTGCAACAACTTGTCTACCATCTTGAATAGACCTAATGCTGCTGCGCCACCTAGGCCAGCACCCGAAATACCTGCTGCTGCAATCAATGCAGAGTAAATCAAACTCTGTGCAATTGGATGTTTTTTGGCAAAGTCACGATATTTCTGAACATACTTCATGACCCCTTGATCACCACCAGTTGCTTGTTTTAGTTTTTCAGCAGCTTGGTCATATAATTTGTCAACATTTTGAACGGGCCCAGAACTTTGTACTTTGGCCTTTAGATCTTCCCATGCTTGGTTAACTGCGCTGGCAGCGTCTTTGCCTTTACCAATCATTGTTCGGTTACCGCCTGCTGCGGTAGCACCTTGCTCGACACTAGTAAATAATTGTTCTATTTGATCAGGTGTTAATGCTGCTTCTTTGATAGCACGGCTAGCATTTTCCCAAAGTATTACTGATTTTGTTTCAGTCAGAGTTAGACCTTCATATAACTTATTATTTTCTATTTGATCTAATCTAGCAGTTAATTGTTTTAGGTCCATATTACTTTCCGAAAATTATATCTTATTTATAATGAGCTTGCGCTCATTTGCTCTTTCGTTAGCACTCAGAGCAATATTTCGTCGAAGACGATAATAATATTATCTAGATTAAGCGGTCACACTAAGCCCGCTAAGGGCAAAGTATGTTGTGAACATTATCTGAGTTGCACAGTCACATAGCGTTAGAGCGGTTACAGTGGCGGTTGTCCGGTACCACGAGCTCTGTCTTAACAACGGCGGCTTACAAATATACGCTATCATATTTGTAAAGCGTGGGGTTATGGTTAGTTCCCCATCCTTGGGCCTTAAAAAATTATCTTCAAACAATCAAACCGCGGCAGTTTAGCGATCTTCGTCCTGTAAAGGATAGTGATTGAGTACTCTTAACGGCGAGAGATTTCCATCCCAGCGTCCCGAGGACCTGGTTTAGGACTCCAGAAATTAGCAGGAGCAAGCCATTACCGTTTAAGATGCCTTAAATTTTTGTTTTAATGTGAGAGCCATGTACACGGACTTGAATATGTCCGTTATAATAATCGTCGGATTCTAATACTTTGCGGTCGAATTGTTCGCGGGCCTCAATGTAAGATGTTTCTGCTTTAGATTTACAATAATATAATATTTCGCGAGAGAATTTATCTTTGCCTAAAGTGTCTATGTCTTTAGATAATTCAACGCTGGACCCGTAGTATTCCTGCCAGTCGCTGTTAATTTTACTTCTAATTTTCTTTTTCTTCTTGGTGCCGTTCTTTAACTTTACAGTCTTGTAGGTCGTTTTACTAAATTTTGCTAGTTTTTTGCCAATGTATCGGCGCCCTGAAACTATATTAGTAATGCAATATACAAAACCAATACAGTCTTCAGGTAACTCACTTACAACTTGTCCCTGATAAGTCCAAGTCATTAATTATTTTGCTGCTTTAGCTTCCTTGCGAGCATTCTTTTCTGCTGTAATTTCATTGCGTCTTGTTTTTACTAGCTTACTTAACTCTGCAAGAGCCTTGCGACTACGAGTACCGGCTGCACTATTGCCGCTTGAGAATTTTGCATCCTCTGCTAGAAATTCTGCAAATTGTGCTTGTAATTGCTCATTAGTTGTTGTCATTTTTATTTCCTTTTGGTTTACGCCCACGCTTTTTTGGTATTGCTTTGAGCCTTGCTTTTTCTAACTTTGCTTCTTTTTTTGCAGTTTCTTTAGCTGCGATACTTTCCCTACGAATCTTTTGACCCTGTTTTTTCATGTTGAAAGCGATAACACATATTTGGTGTAGGTGTTTTCTAGTGGCAAATCCTGTTTCTCTGCCAACATGTTTTACAAACGCCGAATGTGTGTTATGCAGACCTGCAAATTCAGTAATCAACTGAGAATACATTTCTGTATACTTGTTTATCTCTTCATTCAACATAGTCGACATCGTTTGAGTAACTGGTAAATCCGTTTTCTTTGATAACTCGTAGTACATTGTTTACACGGCCGACAAGTTCATCCTTATGTGATATTAAGTATATATTCTTATTTCTCTCTCTGGCCATTTTTTTCAAGACTGCTAAGGCAGATTCTACTCCGGCTGAATCCATACCAGCATCTACTAGTTCGTCAATAAACAATAGATTGATACTTTGATATAATCCTTCCCATACATCACGAAATGCAAAGCTCATGCTTAAAATTAATCTATTGCGTTCTCCACGAGATAAATTATCAAAATCTAAATCTTGGCCGAGCTGTGTAATTTCAACAGTGAGATCGTTTTGAAAAACTACACGATGTGGTAACCCTAGTTTATCAATATAATAACTTAGACGTTTGTTTAGGTATAATAAGTTTTGATCAATAATCTTCTTACGGATAAAACTATCTTTATTTGTCAACAGCTTATGTAAAAATTCTTGATGATCTCTAAGTTTTGTCAAGGTGTTAACAGTTTCCCAATTAATTTCTTGAATAGCTGTATGATTTAATTCTTGAATTTGTTCTTCGTAGGGATTTAATTCATTAATTTTAGCTGTCAAACTAGTTTCGAGACTATTTAAATTATTTTTGTGTCCTAATGCTTCTGCTTCTGTATCATAGAACGTTGCGGGCATGTGCGGAAGATCGCCTGTTCCTAATTCTTCTACAATCTGTTTAAGTTGGGCAGTTATTTTTTGAAAGTAATCAAATGCTTCACTGTAATGTGTTGTAGCAGTTGCAGTCATTTCTTCGTGTTTATGATCGTGCAATTCCTGTTCGCAAGCATGGCAAGTCTTATTTCCTAGACTTGCTAGTTCTTTTTCATATTTTTTAACAGTTCTTTCAGCTTGACTTAGAGCAGATTCTAGAGTGGCCCTCTGCTTGTTTAAGTTTTGTATCTTGGTATTGTGTTCATTCCACTGTTTAAGTTGTGTATGTGCTAGTAATTCTGCTTCAATATTGACATTTTCAAGCCTCATCATAGCACGACCTAAGTTTTCTATGTCAGATTCTTTCTTAGATTCCCAGGCTGAACTTTTAATTTTTAAACTGTCAATACTTTTTTGTACATTACTGTTGGCAGTTTTAATAGCTTCTATTCTAACTGTTTCAATTTGAATAGCATCTTTGCTTTCTTTAATTTGTACTTTCAATGCTTCTGCTTTTTCAGAAAGTAAAGTAATACCTAGTAGTTGTTCAATAACTTCTCGTTGTTCCGCCGCCTTCATAGATAAGAACGGTTCGGTATAGGTATTAAGGGCCAATAGATGTTTGAACATAGTATGCGACATGCCCAGCATGTGTTCAATGGCCTTTTGAGTTTCTCTACTATCTCCCTGAGCCTCGTCCTCGCTCTTTTCATCCGTCTTTAATTCTTGATCATTAACATAGAGCTTTAATACATTAGGCTTGCGACCTCTTTCAATTTTATATTTTATTGTATTTTTTTCAAACTCAACAGTAACTAGCATGGCCTTACCATTAGTTTTGTTGATTAAATTTTCTTTTTTAATGTTAGTCAGTGCCTGTCCGTACAATGCATAGCTAAGTGCATTAATCATTGTAGTTTTACCAGTACCGTTTCTAGAACCAGTATCGTCACCACCCAAGTCCATATTAGAACCTAGAACTAATGTTAGGTGCTCTTTGTCAAAATCAACAGCCTGTGTTTGATTTCCTACCGAAAGAAAATTCTTTACTGTAATATTCTTAATTTTAAAATTCATAGATTGTTATAAATCCCGAGTAATACCGTTTTATCAAATTGTTCAGATTCGATATTAATCAATTGTTCAGAAACAATTTGATCTACGCTTTCGAATTTTTGATCTGGATTGTCATCAATCGTACCGTCTAGTGTAGTTTTATCTTGAATAAGACTTATTTCTCGAATATCATATTCACTTGTAAATGTTTCTTTAATAAAGTTTGCTTCTTCATAGCTAATATCAATATCAAGATTAACTTTAAAGTGCATTTTAGATTTCATCACTTCGTCTTTACGATCTAATAGATCGCTTAGTTTGATATTTCTATACTTGGGACAATCTTCCCAGTTGTGATATTCTGGAACGCCTCCCCATTCTAGTGTCATCATTCCTCGTTCGTCATCCCATGTGTCTGCAAAGTTATGAGGAAATGCGTTACCAATGTAATGCACATTACCTTTGCTTTGTCGTTTATGGAAATGCCCGCTGAATACATATTCAGGCTTACCAAAGTCTTCAGATTTTAATTCGCCGTGATCTGGCATTTGTACCATTGCGTTCATATAGAACAACGGTAATTCAAAGTGCCCAAACACATATTTGCTGTCGAGCTCCTTCATTGATTTCCATTCGTCGCCTACTAGCCACGGGACAAGCGTGACTCCATCGATAGTTGTTACACCTTCGACTACGGTTACACCGGGGACATGCCGTCCAAACGCCGAACTATGGATATCACGCTTGTCTTTATAGAACAAATCATGGTTACCTGGAAACCAGAAGAACTGTTCAAATGCCGCGCCTAGCTTTTCTAAACATCGTAGGCTTGTATCTAATGTAATTAAATTAAGACTATTTCGATTATGAGACCAGTCTCCAAGAAAGATTGCTGTTTCGCAGCCTTCTTTCTTAGAAGTTTCGATAAACCAATCTACAAATTCTTCGCAATCTCGCAGGTGTGTTCCTGAATTTGATTTTAAACCAAAGTGTATGTCAGTAAAACACGCTACCTTTTTAAACAAGGCCATATATATTGTCTCCTATTGACAGTTTACACTTTTTAATAGGCAAAGTCAAATGTCTGTCTCTTCAGATTCTTCCAAGTTGTCTTCTTCGCTCTTAGGCATACGGAAGTTCTTGTATAGCTCTGCTTGTCGTGCAGTTTCTTCTGCGTACTCTTGTTGATTCTGTCGAGTTAGACTAGGAGTAAGACCGTGTGATTCAAGCATATCATCTCGAATGTTCTGGTTCTTTTTTTCAATATTAAGGACTCTAGTAAAGCTATTAGTCACTGCGGCTGTATAATAGGCAAACGGATTCTCTGATTTAGATTCGTCAAACTGTAATCCAATTTGACTCAACTGTAATATTGCCTGTCCCCGCATCTCTTCAACATAAGTATAACCTCGCCAATTGCTACGCTGTGCATAACGCTCGCTTAGTTTGATAAACATTTTACCGAGATTTTCAGTAATGCGTCCGTGGTCCTTGCTAAACTTTCCTGTGTTAACTGGACCTTTCCAGTGGCTCTTCCCTACACATATAAGTTCATCGTTTTCATCAAACTTCCAATGTTGATATGGTGGGAAATTTACCTTTTCATGGCCGTCTGCTGTATTTTTGACAGTTTTCTTACGACCCGGAGCAAGCGGAATATGATCAAATGTCATAATTCTAAATACAACATCGGTTTTTGCTATTGTTTTATAATCTGGAGTACATTCAATTAGTTTAACTTTTTTATCCCCGTTAGCTCTTGCCAAAGAAAACGTTGCAATCCCTATACGTTTTGCTTTAGCACGTTTTGCATCTGCAATCGTTCTAATATTAATCTTATTTAAATTGGATAAAATTATATCATGTTGGCTATATTCTGGGTTAGTAAAACTTGAAAATGAACTCTTACTTCTATGAATCTCTGCTAGTAAATCTCTATTGTTTAGGTACTTTACTTTTCTCCCTGACGAGATGATACCTGTAGAAACAGGAGTTGGTGTAATGGTCATATTGTTGTTATTATCCTTATTAAGACAGTATAGCATGTGGAAATGCGGCTGTCAACGGTTATAAGAGCGTTTTATTTATTGGTTAAATATACTATAAGAGGAATTATAGAATGGCTATCGAATACGATGAACTTGGAAATGTTATACAGGGTGATTTGGGATTACCTCCAATGACCACTGCCGAACAAACTATGGCTGCTATCGGAGAACGAGTAGTCCCTGGTGTTCCAACTGGTGCCGAACCAGTACAAATCAAACCTCCGCAGGTAAATTTTCAAGATATTAATGGTAACTTATCAAAGGATGATTTAAGAGTTAGGCTATTAGTACCTCCAAAATATATTACTAACTTTGTTGCTGGACCGAATAATGAAATTGCAAATAATGGTGGCATATTATTTCCATACACTCCTAGCATCAGTTATGAAGCCAAAGCTGAGTATTCCGAAGCAAAACCTTTACATTCGAATTTTTCTATTAATTTTTATCAAAGAAGTAGTATAGGTAATATTTCAATTAGTGGAAAATTTTCTGTAGAGAATACTACTGATGCTGAAATTTATCTGGCAACTATGCACCTTTTAAAATCACTAACACGAATGCGATTTGGAACTGATCCAGATGCCGGTGCACCACCTCCAGTTTGTAGATTACATGCCAACGGAGAAGCAATGTTACATAATGTGCCAGTAGCAATCACAAGTTATAGAATAGAATTGCCCGATAACGTGGACTATTTTACAATTTTTCAAAATTCAAAATTTGGAACAACTGCGGTTCCTACAGTATCCACTATTGCAATTGCATGTGTACCTATGTACAGTAGAAACGAAATGCAAAAATTCTCTGTAGCTAACTATAATAGCGGCTCATTCAGGAAACAAGGATACATTTAATGACAACCTATAATAAAACTAGTCCTTACTATAACACATTGATAGTTAATAACTATCTTGATGTTATTAATTTTAGAGATATTCCTAAAGAAAGAGACGATATCTTATTTGAACTAACTGCAACTTACGAGTATCGTCCTGATTTGCTAGCCTATGACTTGTATAATGATCAAAAATTGTGGTGGGTCTTTTCTGTTAGGAACAAATCTGTTATTAAAGATCCAGTATTTGATATGGTAGCAGGTGTTAAAATTTATCTTCCTAAAGCATCAACATTACAAAAAGTGCTAGGTTAATATGAGCGAACGACAACTTGATAAACTACTTCGAAAGAATTACCCGTTCACTGATTCTTCTAAAAGTGAAACTGACACAAGACAACGAGTTGTACAGTCTGCCGAAGCCAATGTCTTAAATTCTTACAGGTCGGTGTCTTATAGTTTTACTCTTGCAGGATTAAAAAAGGACTATTTAACAGATCCTAAAAAATATAGAGAAAGTGAATTAGAGTTAGTTATTTTAAAATCTGGTGGCAAGGGTTCTTCTATACTATCAGGTTCTGGTCCAACTGAACGAGATGTAAGATTGTCTCAGCGAAATGATGACGCTGATGCTCGAGACCGTAGATTGCAAAGTGCTGCTCAAGCCAATGTTGACGTATCTAATAATAATCTCAGTTTGATTCAAGGATTCAATAATCAAAGTCCCGGTCGATTTGATATGTTTATGGAAAACGTAGAAATTGATACACTGATGGCTTTTACATCAGGTAGCGGAGCCACACTACCTACTCAGATTAAGTTTGAAGTTATTGAGCCGTTTAGTGTTAACGGATTTATTGAAGCATTACATGTTGCATCTATAGCAGCAGGATATCCTTCATACCTACAAGCCAGTTTTCTATTGAAGATGGAATTTTGGGGTTACCCCGACGCTGGCGAATTTTCAGAACCAGAAAAAATTTCAAAGTCTGAGAGATATTTTGCACTTGGTCTTACAGGCATAGATGTTGATATTACAGAACGAGGTACAAGATATCGATGCAGTGCAGTACCTTTTAACGAGCGTGCGTTTGGAGAACCTAATGTTGTTAAAAAACCAATACAAATGTCAGGTACAACTGTTAAAGAAATTTTATCAGACTTAATCAAAAACGTTAACGCACAAGTTTCGACATCTGATAAAGACGGTAAAGCAACAACTACTAATCAACACGACACTTATAGTATAGCGTTTCCTAGCCGAGATGAAAAAGAAGGTTGGAAAGATACTCCTGATAATAAAATTGCAACATCAAAATTAGTTGAAATTTTAAAAGACAATGCACTATATAAAATGGTAGATCCGGCTACTGCTGAAAAAGCTACAGCTTATAAAAAAGAAGGTACGCAACAACCATCTACAAGTCAACAAGCTAAAGAACCAGAAGCAATTAAATATACGCCAGGAAAAACAATAGTTCAGTTTGCCGAAGGGATGAATATACATGAAGCAATAAGTTCAGTGGTACGTGACAGTGAATATGTTAGAAATATTTTAAAAGATGTAAAGAAAAGTATTGACGAATTTGGAATGATTGAATATTTCATGGTCAAGATAGAAGTTACTAATCTTAATATTATTAATGAATCGACTAAAAAACCATTTCAGAATTTTAAGTATGTAGTGACACCTTATAAAGTTCACTATACTAGAATTCCTACTTACGGCCAAGAACAAATAGATGATAAAAATTTAAAAAAATTAAGTTTAAGAGAATACAATTATATCTATACAGGAAAAAATATAGATATTTTAAATTTTAAATTAAATTTTAATACATTATTTTTTGAAGCAGTTCCTGCTGCAATGGGAAATAATGATGTACCTTCTGCAAAAACTAGTGCTGCTCCTAATAACGGAGTTGATACTAGACAAAATCCAACATCGTCTGGGTCACCTAATTCATTGCAAGTCCCTCAGTCGCCGACAAAAGTTGAACCAAGTCCTGTACAAGCTACTGGAGGTAATGCCGGTCAACAGTTAAATGATTCATACGGTATACTAGCAAAGAAGATGCACAGTGCTATTATTGATTCTCAAGCCAGCATGATTACAGGTGAAATAGAATTGTTAGGTGATCCTTTTTACATTGCTACAGGGGGCGTTGGAAATTATGTTAGTACTCCTGATGGTCGAGGAAAGACGACAGACGGCGAAGCTGATCACATTTATAGTGAAGTATTGATCACTATAAACTTTCGTAACCCAGTTGACATCGATCCTAAAACAGGTATGATGTACTTTGATCCTAAACTTGTTCCATTTAGTGGAGTGTATAGAGTTAACAAAGCAACTAGTACTTTTAAAGACGGAACATTTAAGCAACGTTTAGAAATTTTAAGAGTACCTGGACAAATACTAGATCAAGATATTAAACCTAGCGATCCTGCAGATAGAATAATTACTACTCCGTCTGTTGTAGACCGAATAATACCAGATACTACTAGGTCATTAAATCCTAGTCAGCGTTTAGATTCAAGTACGGCAATGGAACAACTTGAGCGAGGTCTTCCAAGTCCCGGGTTGCCTGGGGAAATGAGTAACTTTACTGATGCTACTGGAGGTCTCGGTGGTTCAACAGTTGGTATGTTAATGCAAACTCCTGGAAGAGTTTTAAAATCAGGAGCACTGGCTGCAGGATCTTCTATAATTGGTCAGCCTTTGCCTAATGATATAGCTTCTAATATTAGATTAAGTTCAGCAGGACTTGCTAATATAAATCAGACAGGTCTAAGTTCTGCAGCCTTACTTGCAGTAGCAACTAATGTATTGACCGGAAACATTCCGGCTCCTAGAGCGGTAGGTGCCCTAGCAGTAGCTATTGGTGGTGCCGCAATATCCTCTGCACTTAACATACCAAATCAAGGTTCTGGAATTGGAGAAGGAGCCACTATTAAATTACCTAGCGTTGTAACTGATCCTACGGCTGTAGATATTAAATTTGGATCAACAATTAGCCCGACTAAAATTGCATCTGAAGCTGTTAGCACTGTAGTAGGCGCTGGTAAAGAATTAGGCACTGCTGCTATTGGTATAGTTAACAGTCTTGGTACAGGAGTATCGACGTTTGCTAAAGATATAGGTAATAAGATATCTGCGTTTGCTGGAACTCCTGCAGATCCTAAAGCAATAGGAGCTCGTCTGGGATTAGATACTGCTCAGCTATCTGGATTAGGTAGCCAATACCAGAGTAAGATATTAAATCAAATTGCAAATTTTGGAAATAATACTCCAGAAGGTGTTAACCTATCTCAAGCTATCGATGCAGGAGTAGTATTGGATTACATCCCTCCTAGTAAGATACAAAATATTCCTCCAACAACTCCGTATTCTGTTGCACCAGAGGCTCCAGTTGATATTGCTTATGTCAGAGAAGTTGCGGCTAAAGGTGGCGCAACGGCTGTAGCTAATTTATATGGAGTTAATAGCGTGAAAGAGTTGTCTGGGAATTTAATTCCAGCAGATGTACTTGCTGCAACGTTGAATAATATTCCCGGATATCGAGTTAATCCCTATGCTAATAACATACTAGGTCAATTAAGCACAGTAGATGCTAATGTTTTAAAAGATAAATTTGGATCTGCTAATTTTCAAGTTTCTCAAATAACTGGAAAGCTACCTGTTCTAGATAAAAATTTTGCAGGTTCGGTGTCTGCTAAGTACGGAAGTTCTGTAGGAGTTAGTCCGTTGGATAAATTAGTAAACAACTTAGGCGACCCTAACGCACCTCCTTATACAGGCGACGACCCTATAATTAGGGCAAGATTGGGCTTGCCTGCAACCTCATCAGGATCATAAATTATGGCATTTGAAACGAGAAATCGTGCACCGCTTCCTTCTTCAGGACCATTTCTTGCAGAAGTAACCAATCACCTAGATCCGACTTATATGGGCGGCTTAGAGGTCGCTCTAATTAAAGGTATACCAGGGTCTACAAAAATTCAAGGAGAGACTTACGTAGTTCGATATCTAAGTCCGTTTGCCGGCAACACTTCTATACGTCATGAAGGAACTAACAGTAGCGACTTTAATGATGTACAAAAGAGTTATGGCTTTTGGGCAGTACCGCCCGATATTGGTACTACGGTTATGGTTATTTTTATCGACGGCGATCCTAATCAGGGATTTTGGATGGGATGTGTGCTTGATGCATTTCAGAATCATATGATTCCTGGGATCGCCGCTAGCAAACAAGTTGCAGTTACTGAAGAACAACGTAGAAAATACGGAACAGATTATCTACCGGTTGCTGAATTTCATAAAAGTTCTAAGAAATTAGAAAATCCAAATGTTGAACGGTTCGCCAAACCTGTACATCCATTTGCAGATAGATTAGTTCAGCAAGGGCTGTTGCTAGACACTATTCGTGGTGTTACTTCTAGTAGTGCTCGTAGAGAAATACCTAGCGGTGTATTTGGCATTAGTACGCCTGGACCGCTTGATGCTAGCTCTGGTGCAAAACGGGGCAAGTTAGGCTACGAAGGCAATGTTCAAGCGCCTGTGAGCAGGTTAGGCGGTAGTACATTTGTAATGGACGACGGAGATGTAAATGGACAAAACGAATTAGTGAGACTTCGTACTAGAACCGGTCATCAAATCTTAATGCATAATAGTCATGATTTAATTTACATTGCTAACAGTAAAGGCACTGCGTGGATTGAAATGACCAGTAATGGCAAAATTGATATCTATGCACAAGATAGCGTTAGTATTCATAGTGAACAAGATTTTAATTTTAAGGCAGATAGAGATATTAATTTTGAAGCAGGAAGAAACATCCACGTTCGATCAGGTAAGAATATAGAGACTAATATTGGAGGTTATAATTATTTGATCGTTGACGGAGATCAAAAGATCTCAGTTCGAGGTTCTCGTGATGACATTGTTGGAGAAACAGTAAAATTCTCTGTAGGGAACGAATATAATCTTTCTGTATCTAACGGGATTAAACTAACAGCTGGCGCAGGAATCGATATTGGCGGCGAAGGAAACGTTAATATAGGAACAGCCGCTACACTAAATCTTGGCGCTAGCGGAAACATTATTGGGTCCGGGTCAGTAATTCACTGGAACGGTCCTTCTGCGGCAGCACCCGAAGCTGCCGATTCTGCTGAAGCTCCGCCATTTCTGCAAATATTTTCTTTGCCTAATCGAAAATCTAGTGCAGGTTGGGCAAATAGTCAATTTTATAAATCTGAAGATATTAAGAGTATTATGCAACGTGTGCCTACACACGAACCTTGGCCTCAACATGAAAATCTAAACCCCCCACAATTTGCACCTGCTGCTACTGATGTTACTCTTGCTAATACGACTAGCTCTCAAAGAGTAGCTTCCGGAGCAGTTCCGCCTAACCCCGCAGCTGAACAACAAGCTCCAGTTAACCAGCCAGAAATTGTTCCTGGAACATGCTCTCCTGAGTATGCCAAAGACATTAATAATCCAGCAAGTCAAGCAGGTATTGCTGCAATCAAAGCTGCCTGTGCTAAATTTGGTTTAACAAACCCCAATGCTATTGCATCCTTATTAGGTATTGCCGGTGGCGAAACTAGATGGAAAGTAGTTGAAGAAAACTTCAACTACACTGCTGACAGGCTATTAGAAGTTTTTCCTGGAAGATTTAAAGGTGATCGCGCCCTTGCACAAAAGTATGCAGGAAACCCTAACAATAGTTTACCAGAATTTTTATATGGTTATGATGTTCCTAAAGGTAAAGAGTTAGGAAATAAAGAACCCGGTGACGGACTTAAATATATAGGTAGAGGCTATATTCAGATTACAGGTAGAGGAAATTATAAAGTATATTCAGATTTAACAGGACGAGATTTAATTAATAATCCTCAGCTATTGAATCAACCAGAAATTGCAGCTGAAGTTAGTGTCAAATACATGCTTCGCAGATGTAAAGTCGATCCAAACGATCCTGGATACTTTGAAGCCGCAATGAAAGCTGTAGGTGCTAATAATGTTGCCAATGTCAAGGCAAGAAAGAAAGGATACTACGAATGTTTCTTAGGACAATTAAAAGGTAAGACTGTCGGAACAGGTTCAGGCGGAATCTTAACTGACAGCAGCGGTAATCCTATAAAAACTGGTTCTTAAAAGGATAATAAATATACCATGCCTTACAAGAATTTAGAGATTACTCCCACAAATTATACTGGTCAACATACAGATAAGTTGACTCATTATTACAAAGGATTCAGTACCACTAATCCAGAAAACAGAGGATCTAAGCTCTACGATTTTGATTTGATTAAGCAAAACATTCTCAATCATTTCAACACTAGAAAAGGGCAGCGAGTAATGAATCCCGAATTTGGTACAATCATCTGGGATACATTAATGGAACCGTTAACTCCGCAAATTCAAAATCTATTGACTAAAGATATTGAAGCAATTTGCACCTCTGATCCAAGAGTCTATCCTACACAGATACAAGTTAACGAGTATGAACAAGGCTATCTAATTGATATTGTCCTTGTATTAAAAAATACAGATCAATCATCAGCATTAAAGTTAGTGTTTGATCAAAAAGTTGGCCTAGTATTGCAATAATATGCATGGTTAATTTTTTCAATAAATATGGTATCTAGAAAAGAATATGATCCCTTCAACTAACTCTCAATTACTCGTCGGCGAAGACTGGAAAAAGATTTATCAAAGTTTCCGCAATGCTGATTTTAAAAGCTACGACTTTGAAACCCTTCGTAGAACTATGATTTCATATCTTCAGGAAAATTACCCTGAAGATTTTAATGATTTTATCGACAGTAGTGAGTATATTGCTCTTATTGATCTTATTGCATATCTAGGACAAAACTTATCATTTCGTGTTGATCTAAATGCTCGTGAAAACTTCTTAGAAACAGCACAACGACGTGACAGCATTCTGCGTTTAGCACAGTTGATTAGCTATCGACCTAAACGTAATATTCCTGCAAGTGGATTTTTAAAAGTTACGGCTATTTCTACAACTGATAGCGTAATTGATTCTAATGGCAATAACTTGGCTAATACTACCATTGGTTGGAATGATGCTACAAATTCTAACTGGTATCAGCAATTTATTAATATTATGAATTCTGCAATGAGTTCTAATTTTGGAAATCCTGCCGACAGAGAAACATTAGACGGTATTTTAACAGAGCAATATTATTTCAACGGAGCAACAACTGATGTTCCATTGTTTAACTATAACAAAAACATTGACGGCGTTTCAATGGCATTTGAAGTAGCACCATGCACATTTGTTGGTAAAACATTTGTATATGAAGCTGCACCTGAACCTGCAAACAAATTTAGTTTTGTTTACAAAAATGACAATCAAGGATCAGGTAGTGCTGATACTGGATTTTTTACTATGTTTAAGCAAGGCTCTTTGAGCATGATTCCTTTTAATTTAGATAATCCGGTGCCTAATGAAATTGTGGGGATCAATACTCCTGACATTAATGATACAGATGTGTGGTTGTGGCAATTAGATAACGACGGCAACTTTTCTACATTATGGACAGATGTACCTACTATCAATAATAGTAATAACGTAATTTACAATAGTCTTGATAAAAATTTAAGAACCATCTATGCAATCACACCTAGAGAAAATGATCAAATTGATTTAAATTTTGCCGATGGAGTGTTTGGTGATTTGCCTAAAGGGCAGTTTAGATTATTCTATAGACAGAGCAATGGACAGTCTTACGTCATTAAGCCTGAGCAAATGAGCGGTATTGTTATTCAAGTACCATATGTTAATAAGTCAAATCAAACACATACATTACAATTAACATTAAGTCTACAGTATACAGTTAGCAATAGCTCTGGACCAGAAACTAATGCTAGTATTCAAACTAAAGCTCCTCAAAATTATTATCTACAAAATAGAATGATTACTGGAGAAGATTATAATATTGCTCCTTTGATTGCCGGTTCTAATATATTAAAGATTAAGAGTGTTAATAGAGTAAGTAGCGGCTTAAGCAAATATTATGATATTTCAGACGTTACTGGCGGATATAGTAAGACAAATATATTTGCAGCTGATGGAATTTTGTATCAAGAAGAAACTGAAGAATATTTTGAGTTTGAATTTACTAGTAGAAATCAAGTATTATCTGTTATTAAGAATACACTAGCACCTGTTGTTTTGTCTAACAGTGTTCGCTCTTTTTATATTGAAAAATATACAAATTTAGATCTAACTTCTTTGGGATTAACATGGAATGAAGTTAATAAGACACCTGGACAGAGTCGAGGATACTTCTCTAATGTTGCAGGAGTTATTCCAGTAGGAGAATATTCTGAACTTAATTTAAGATATGTTACTCCTGGCGCATTAGTTAAATTTAATTCAATAACTGGCAAATATTTTGATAGCAATAATAATCTAGTGAATATTCCTACTTCTGGAATTATTCCTTCCGGCGGCCGAGATTATCTGTGGTCTATGGTATATCAAGTTATCGGAGACGGCGGCAATAACGGAGTCGGTGCATTGAATGACGGAACTGGACCTGTAATATTTGCAAGTCGTGTTCCACAGGGTGCTGTGCCAGTTGAAGTATTACCTAAGTATATTCACACTTTAAACTATTCAATTGAAAATGAAATTGCAAATCTTTGCATGAGCCAACGAAACTTTGGTTTAACAATATCGAGTGATTCTAGAACTTGGGATATAATTTTAAATTCTAATTTAAATTTAACCAATTCTTTTAATCTAGACAACCAAGGTAATGTTAGTGATGCTGGATTGGATTCTAGCTGGATCATTGCATTTGTATGGACTGGAAAAAATTATAAAGTCCGTTATAGGAATTTGTATTTTATATTTGAAAGTCAAGCTGAAACATCATTTTATATAGATAACGATTCAGTTAACTATGACTTTACAAATAATTCTGTTATAAAAGATAGAATTGATGTCCTATCAGTTAATCCAGAACCTAAATCTACTCGCCAGTGGTATAGTGGAACGACAAACCCGTCTTCTATAATAGGACAGAACGGAGATTATTTTATTAATATTGCTACTAACAATGCATTTAGAAAAGTATCAGGTGCTTGGTTATTAGGGAATAGCTTTTCGGGAAAATTAACCTCAGATTATATTTGGCAAATTGATGGACCGGTAATTGAGGCCGACGGATATATAGAACCTAAAAAAGTTAAAGTAAGTTTTTACGATTATAATAATACAGGACAAATAACAGATCCAGATTCTTTCAAATCAATAGTTAATCCCGAATACATTGATCCTACAACAGGATTTAAACAAAATTTTGTTTACTTTAAAAAATTAAGTGACGGACTGCGATATACTCTTACAACAGGAGTAACTCCTTTTGACACCGAAGATGATTTTTTTATCTATAAGTCTACAAATTTAATAGCTGACGGAGATTTATTTTATTTCTACAATCCTGCTTTAAATGTTGTTAAGTATTGGTCTGAGTTAACTCAGAGATTAGTGTATACTGATCAATATTTTGCTCGAGTTGGTAGATCAGATTTAAATTTCCACTATATTCATAATAGTGGATCTGATAGACGAGTTGATCCTAGTAAATCAAATATTATAGATATCTATGTATTAACTACCGGGTATGACAATGACATAAGAAGTTGGCTTGCTGGAAATTCTCCTAGCGAACCACTACCGCCTACTAGTAATAGTTTAGAACAAAATTATGCCAGTAGTTTAGTGCCAATTAAAGCCATCAGCGATGAAATTATTTTTCATTCGGTAAAATATAAAGTGTTATTTGGAAGCAAAGCTACTGCTAGTCTACAGGCTAAATTTAAAGCAGTGAGAAATTCTGAAAAACCAACTACAGATAACGATTTGAAAACTAGAATACTAACAGCAATTAATGAATTTTTCGCTTTAGAAAATTGGAATTTTGGCCAATCTTTTTATTTTAGCGAGTTGTCAGCTTACGTAATGAACAGATTAACTCCGGATATAACTAACTTTGTTGTCACTCCTAAGAGTGTTGGTAGCTTCGGTAGCTTATACGAAGTAGCTGCACAAAGCAACGAACTCTTTATTAACGGCGCAGAAATTGCAGACATAGAAATAATTGATGCTATTACAGCATCGCAGATAAAAGCAACAGCAGCAATTGTAACAACTAGCGGAACTTAACATGGCGGATATTAAGAAATCAGTTAACCTATTACCAGAATATCTACGAACTGATAAAAATTCTAAATTTTTATCTAGTACAATTGATCAATTTATCCAAACTCCCCAAGTTGAGAGACTTGACGGATTCGTCGGGTCAAAAATAACTCCTAATTATAATCCTGCTGCGGATTTTTATATTAAAGAAGTATCTTCTTTAAGAAAAAATTATAGTTTAGAACCTGCATTAGTTTTTAAAGATGCTAATAACAACATTACTGATGTTGTCTCTTATGACGACTTAATTAACGAAATTAAAATACAAGGTGGAAAGAATTCCAATCTTGATTCGATTTTTAATTCAAAATTTTATTCTTACGATCCTTTAATTAATTGGGACATGTTGATAAATTTCACTGACTACTATTGGTTGCCAACAGGTCCTGACGTTATTACTTTAGATGTAACTGAAACAGTTAATGATATTGTAGGTAACTCTTCTTATACTATGTCTAATGGTTATGCATTAAGCAACGGAATGAAGATTAAAATTGCAGGCATCGTGTATATAGTTGAGGGTGTAGGATCATCGATTAATTTAATTAATTTTGCATTGCTAGATTCGTATGATATAACTGCTACTGTATTTGATGAAAGATTTGATAATGTGGAGTTTGATGAGTACCCGTTCGACGGAGATATGAAATTACCATTAACTCCTGACTATACCACCATTAATAGAGCCAGCGCCGACTTAAATCCGTGGACACGTTATAATAGATGGTTCCATAAAGAAATTATTAGAGTTACATCTGAGATTAACAATGTGTCAGTTATATATCCTCTAGAATCAAGAGCTAAACGTCCTATTATTGAATTTAAGCCCAATCTACAATTATATAATTTTGGAAAGATTGGAATTAAAAATATCGATTTAATTGATAACGATACTACTGATGCATTTGCTACAGTCGATGGTACCTTTGGATATTACATTGATGGTGTATTATTGCAACAAGGACATAGAGTGGTTTTTAATGCAGATACTGACATAGATGTTAGGGGTAAAATATTTTTTGTTGATTTTGATATAACAGGAGAAGTCCCGGTATTACATCTTATTGGCGCCGACGATTTAATTCCAAATGATAAAGATTCTATTAGTGTAAATTTAGGTACAGAATATTACGGCACAAGTTGGTATTTTGATGTCGCTACTAGCAAATGGATGTATGCACAGCAACATACTAAGGTAAATCAACCACCATTATTTGACCTCTTTACTAAAGATGGTATTAGCTACACTAACACTTCTGAACCAAACAGTTTTACAGGAAATCAAATTTTTGGATACGAATTAGGAACTGGACCTAACGATCAAGTTTTAGGATTCCCACTAAAATTTCAAAATAGTGCTGGCATTGGGAGCTACCTATTTAAAAATTATTTCATGTCAGACTCTATTACACTGATTGACAATAATTTAAGTAAGACTATTTCAACTGCTATTACCTATTTAAAATTAGATGATAGGCTAGTCAATGTTTGGGCTGAAGCAGTAAACTATAAAATTCCAGTATTAGAAATACAAACTGTAACGGCTAATACAAATACAATTAATATAACTTGTTTAGATTCTCCGATAGATCCTAATTTAATCGTATCTGTTTATGTAAACAATATAAAAGTTTCTTCTACTGCATCTATTACTTCTGGTAAAGTTGAGTTAACTACTACTGATACATTATTAGAAAACGACACAGTATTATTGAAAATAGAAACAGACCAGGTTCCTAATGAGAATGGCTATTATGAAACACCAATTGGGTTAACAAATAATCCATTAAATGGGGCCCCACTGAGTTTAACTCTTAGTGAGTTAGGTGATCATTTATCTACAATGATTAACAAGACACCTGCCTATACAGGAACTAACTTAAGAGATTTAGCAGACTATACAAAGTACGGATCAAGGTTAGTTACTAATGCCAACCCGATTTCTTTTGCACAAATTTTCTTTGGAAAAAAAGAACACAATGTAGTTGACGCATTGCGTGCAGCCGGAAATCATTATGATCAATTTGTAATGAATTTTTTAAGATTATTAGTGCAAATTGATAGTCAGGTGACTCCTGCAGATGCAGTAGATTTAATTATGAAAAATCTTAACACTGCTAGAGATATTAAATCATTATATCAGAGATCTGATATGATTGGTTACGGACAGAATAAGATAGTAAGAACATTTACAGTTACTGATGTCTTCAATACCGAGTATCCGATTGGTTTTGAATTTGATTTGACAAGATTAAGTTTTCAATCAGTTATCATTTATCTAAATGGAGTACAATTAATTCGAGATCGACAATATTCATTTAATTATATTGATGGGTCTGTTTCTATATTAGAACCGTTATCGATCTCTGATGTTATATCAATTCATTGTTATCCCGATACACTGGGATGTTATATTCCACCTACTCCTAGTAAATTAGGATTATGGCCAGCATATGAGCCTGAATTATTTACAGATACTACTCCAGCGAATGGACCAGTTTTATCATTAAGACGTCACGACGGTAGCACAATGGTTGCCTATAGTGATTATAGAGATGCTATTATTCTCGAATTTGAAACTCGAATTTTTAATAATATTAAAGTTGCCTATAATAAAAATCTATTTGACATGTCGTCATTTAGTCCTGCAGCTTTTAGAGAAAAGCAGTATACTTTAGCTGACGTAAACAGTATACTTATAAGTGATTTTTCACGCTGGGCGGGAAAGTACAGTGTTGATATATCTACAAATAGTACATTTGACGAAGGAAACTCCTTTACCTGGAACTACGTAGGAACAGTTGATAGCCTTGTAGGATTAGAAGTTTCCGGATCATGGAAATCATTATTCCTACATTTTTACGATACTATTCGCCCTAACATTGCTCCCTGGGAAATGTTAGGATTTACAACCGAACCTCTGTGGTGGGTTGATGAATACGGAGCCGGTCCATACACGTCTACTAATACTAGTCTTTGGACAGATTTAGAAGATGGTTATGTAAGAGGCGAAGATGTGTATCTTGCCGAATATAATCGACCGGGGTTAACTTCTATTATTCCAGTTGATACTAACGGCAATTTAAAAACACCTGACACGTTTTTAGTTTCTGCAAGCGCATATCAAAACAAAAAAGAAAAGTGGAAGTTTGGAGACATCGGACCTGCTGAATTTACTTGGCGTTCTGGCCCTCAATATCCTTTTGCAGCACTAGCCGCTGCTGCACTTTTAAACCCTTGCTTATTTTGTGCTAACTTATATGATGTTAGTAGGGTTGACATTAATGTTACCGGTCAGGTGACCTATACAAATGATGATTTATATTTAGATCCTAGAAAACTAGTAATCGAAGGAGAGAATAATAATCAAATTTCTGGATTTGGATCTTATGTTATAGAAATTGGTAGAAATAAAGATCAAAATTATATTACACAATTAAGGCAAGATCTTAACTATTTGAATTTTAACCTTTTCCATAAGGTTGGTGGCTTTGTTAGTAAAGAGAAATTACAAATTATTATTGATTCAGTGGATCCAACATCTACCAGTCCTGGAGTTGTATTGCCATCTGAAGACTATTCGTTAATATTAAATGTAAGTAACCCTGTAGACACTGTTAGTATTTCCGGAATTATTGTTCAGAAATCTAACGGTAACTTTGTTATCAGGGGATATGATATAGCAAATCCTTATTTTGAAATATTACGTCCTATAATTACAGCCTCTTCGGGTGTTGTTAAGGTTGGCGGGGTATCTGAAGAATTTTCTGAATGGTCTGACGTAGTCAATAACGGCAATAAAGGTGTAAGCAGCGTTGATACTACATCGGCAGAATCTCCTACAGGCCGATATTACAAACAGGGACAGCTTGTTAGGCACAATAATAAATTTTATAGAGTTAAAATTGGACATAATGCAGGATTGACATTTGATCCTACATTATTCCAAGCCCTGCCTGAGTTACCTGTTAAGGGCGGTGTAACAGTTCAGTTACCTACTAAGTTTGAAACAAATGTAACACAGATCCCTTACGGATCAGAATTTACAACTGTACAAGAAGTATATGATGTTATTTTAGGTTATGGTGCATACTTAGAAACTCGAGGGTTTGTATTCGATGAATTTAATACAGACTTAAACGAGATCTTAAATTGGAAATTCACTGGAAAAGAATTCTTATACTGGACTACTCAAAATTGGGCCGATGGTAATCTAATTACTTTAAGTCCTTTTGCAAATTATATCAAATACAATTTCCCTAACTCAGTAGTAGATAATATTTCTACTGGAAAATATGAATATAGCCTGCTAAAGGCAGATGGTAAACCTTATCCTATTGATAGGTTTACTATGTCTAGAGAAGATACTATTTGCACAATTAAAACTAGAGATGCCAACGAAGGATTATTTTTTGCAATTTTAAATTCTGTACAGAAAGAACACGGAATCGTGTTTAACAATTTTACTGTGTTTAACGATACAATCTATGACATTGCGACTGGATATAAACAACGTCGAGTTAAACTTGCAGGATTCAGAACAAAGAACTGGAACGGTGACTTGTTCAGTCCGGGATTTGTTTATGACAATGTTGAAATTGTTGATTGGCAACCTTATAAAAAATACCTACCAGGTAAGGTTGTAAGATACAATGGTAGATATTATCAATCAAAGATGTCCGTTAGTGCAAATGCAGTATTTGATTTTACGGAATGGGGCCAACTAACAGATAAACCAATTTCTGAATTATTCCCTAATTTTGATTATAAGATTAATCAGTTTGAAGATTTTTATAGTTTAGATATTGATAATTTTGATTATAGTCAGCAACAACTAGCGCAGCATTTAACAGGGTATACTCCTAGAGTATACTTGAATAACATTTTTACTAATCCAATTAGTCAGTATAAATTCTATCAAGGAATGATTAAAGACAAAGGAACTAAAAATGCAGTTGACAAATTATCTAAGGCTAGTGAATTTGAAAACAAAGGTGAAATTTCTTTCAAAGAAGAATGGGCATTTAGAATAGGCCATTATGGCAGTTTTGGTACCTTAAACGAAATAGAATTTTCTTTGGAAGAAGGAACCTTTTTAGAAAATCCTTATTTGATTAAGTTTGTTGATTCTCTACCAGCTAATCCAACTCCTTTAATTAATTATGTAACACCTTCAGACTTATTGCTAACTCCAGTTGATCATGTTCCTGCTAGCACTATTGATTCCTATCCTAGTACTTGGTTAGATAATAATCTAAAATTGACCACAGCAGGATATGTACGTCTTGATGATGTTACGTCAACTGCTTACAATAAAAATAGTCTGTTAGACATTGCTAATAATTCTGCAATACAAGAAGGTGATACAATTTGGTTAGGTTTCCAAGAGAACGGAGACTGGACTGTATACAGATATACAAAGCAACTGGCTGAAATTACAGGTGTGTTTGTCAGTGCCCCGAACAGTGAGATTACTTTTGTAACTGACGGACATCATAGTCTTCAACCTGGGGATGTTATCTCTGTGGTGAGATTTAATGATCAAGTCAATGGAGTTTATATTGTTAACTCCATTGTAGCACTAAATCGATTTACAGTTTCTAGTCAGCTAGCCAGTATAGAAAATGAAGAATTGTTAAATTACGGCTCTTTATATAAATTTGAAGAAGCTAGATATAGCAATCTTGATGATCTATCAGCAGTCACTGATTTATTAAAATTAAATGCCGGTGACAAAGTATGGATTGACGAAGGCATTGCCGATAAGTGGCAAGTTTACGAAAAAATTAAAAACTATTCTGCAGCAGTGTCAGACACTGTTAACACGCCTCCTGGACAAAAATTTGGTTCATCTATTTTTGCATCTGACGATAGTCCTGTAATGTTAGTGTCTGCACCAGGATGGAGAATTGAAGGAACATTTAATTGGGGTCGAGTTAAGGTTTTTAATAAAGTAAATGGTGCATGGGTAAGAAAATACGATTACATTTTAAATAGTAGTCAAAATACATATTGCAGTGCTACTAGTTCTACACAATTTGGTTATGCTCTACAGTATGACATTGCAAAAAAATTGTATGTAACAGGTGCTCCTGAAGCTACCTATGTTAGAGCAACTGGGACCAATGTATTAACTTTTAGTACCGGTACTGGGTATGCTAGGCCATTCGTTAATGAAGGATTGGTTAAGATTGATAGCCGTCAAGAAGATTTTCCAATTTTTACAGAAATTGTAATAGCTAATCCCGCACCTGCTAATAATACTAGATTTGGTCATTCTGTTTGTATCGATCAAGTATCTGAAAATACGCCTACTACTTTATTAATCAGTGCTCCTGGTACTACTACTTTTGCTACTAGCGGATCAGTATATGCGTATAGCATCACAACGGCATCTACAATAACAGTACATCCTAATGGTATTAATCTATACTCAACTTCATCGATTACATTAGCTGCTGGAGATCAGTGGGGTTATAAGATTGCCAGCTGCTCGATTGGATTTGCAATCAGTGCTCCTGGTTATCTAACCGACACTGGTGTTGTTCAGTTGTTTAATAATAACTTAGCATATTCTCAAACAATTTCTTCACCATTTGGTGTAGGCGGCCGCTTTGGCCATGATATTGCAGTTTCTAATAATGGAAATTACTTATTAATTTCCGCGCCCGAATCTACTGATGGTCCAGTATCGTCAAGTACGCCTTACGGTAAAGTTGCAATATATAAAAATAATTTAGGAGTATATGTCCTAGATCAAATTATTAATAATCCTCTATCAACAAATGATTTAAAATTTGGCTACTCTATCTCTATTAGTAAAGACGAGCAAACTGTAGGCATTGGTGCTCTAGGAAAAACTAGAAGTCGTGAGCAAGTGTTTGATGAATATGGTAATTCGGGAAAGACTACGTTTGATAATGATTCTACAAAATTCAATGAATCATTACCTGATGCTGGCACAGTTTACCTATATAATAAAATTGGTAATAAATTTATTCAAGCCGACGAATTAAATGATGTCAATATAGTTGAAGATGTTAGCGTAACATCTACAATACCTTTTGATATTCCTGTACAAGAGCCAACAGCTCCCGTAATAACCAATATTGAATTATCTAAAGATCCTCAGAATGTAGGAAATGTTATCATTGTTACATTCCACACAGATGTTGATATTAAG